CTGAACTCAAGTACTTGTGCTTCGTCACAATACTTCTGCGATGCCAAACGAGTCGCTTCCAAATTATCGTTTGACCAGGCTCCGCCTGTGATCAACAACTCATACTCTTCCAGAGTACCAGTTTTGATCGGTGACGATTCTATCCTCGCCGCCCCCCTCCACTACCATCTTGATTCCCAAGATGAGATCGATTCTTCCAGTCTCGATCGAGTCGTCTTCTATCAGACGACTGGCCCCCAACCCCAGCTCCGACTGGGTATGACCCCTGCCCTTACCGCTTTAGCGTTGACAGGTCCTGGATTCGATCCAGTGACTCTTGAACCGCTATCGAAACGCCCTCAGTCTCCGACTGTTGTATCAACCACCCGAAAGTCCTCTTTCACCACCCCCACGGACCTCACAGGTTGTGATCCGTCCTCCCAGATCGAGTTCCTCCGGAACACGATTAAAACCCGTCTCCGACAACTCTCGACTCTGCCTCCGGCTCTAACCTGTTCTGGCTCCGCCAACCCCTGCCCTAACGGCTATCTCTTTGACATGTACAACTTAACTGTCATGTCGAATGAGTTAGATGTCGAACTAACTATTCGATCCGTTTCTCCTCGAACCATAACTATACTTGACCATATCGTTGAGCAAATGTGTGACCCCAAAAAGTGCACATCTTGCAACCAACTTTATGAGACAGTCCGTTCCTACATAATAAACCACCCGGATTATTATGACCTCCCCATCCGTACTAAAGAATGGCTTAAAACCCATTCCTCCACCGTGAAAACAACTTCAGTTGGATTCACGTGCACCGGCCCCCGTCTCCACGATCTACGCTTTTTAAACACAAATCGCGCAGATTATCCCGATACCTACTCCCCCAACATGATAACGAACCTGATCTCCGTTGTTGAATGTTCTCTGAGGGATCTTAGTCTTTCACACTTAATGACCAAACGTGAAAAGGCTAAGCTCAACTCAGACGTGCGTTCTAATCCGTTAGTCACAATCGCTCTTTACTCCAAAGACCATGAACTTGTCCCTGACAATTCATTCTTTGGTTTTATTCATGCCCTCTACTCTCTCCGCTCTAAACTCGGAATTTCAGCCAACTATGGCCGAAAATCTGAGTTTCATTCCCAAGGACCCACCGAATCTCTCGACGTCCTTTCTCTAACAGAATCTTCCTTCTTTTCTAAGGTTCTGTCCTTTCTATCTCTTGACACTCTCACTTCA